CTCTGCAGCACGTTCTTGATCTTCTAGTGCTTTAGCATACTTTTTTGCCTGTTCTTCAGCCCTTTTTCTAGCGGCGGCTCTTTTATCACTTAAGAACTCTTCTTCGGCTTCATTTACAGTTTCAAAGTCTTTAGCTGCTTGGGGCGGTAATATGCCCTTGTCTAATAAGTACTGTGCAGTTACTGGTGTAAGAGCCTCTTTAAGTTTCTTAGCCTCTTCAACTTGATCGCTTAAAATTTCCTTATTAGACAATAACAACTGCTGTTGCTCAATTAGAGCTACAATAATATCTTCGTCAACACCTTTTTTCTCTAAGTTTGATCTAAGATTGTCAACTATGTGTTGACCCTTAAGTCTTTCCGCTTCTGTGGAATCTTTACCGAAAACTATCTGTCTTTCAATAACAGCGTTCTGTTGTTCTAATATCTTTAGTTGTTCTTCTGCAGACTGATTAGCTGCCGCTTGTTGTTGTTCAGCACGGGCATTGGCGGCATCATTTGCAGCGATAGATTTCATTAAGGCGTTAAATCGGTCTTCTGTAGCTTTAGCCCTGCCTTTTTCTAACTTCTCAGCTTTAGCAAGGGCTTCTTCTTCTGCTTTTGCATTAGCTTCTATCTGCGCATTAAAATACTCAAGAAAACCATCCCTGCGTTCTAGAAAGGCCAGTCTTCTTTCTTCTGCGCCAGCTTCCCATTCTGCAGCTTCTTTAGCTTTTTGCAGTCTTTCTTCTTCTTTTCGTACCCTTTCAATAGCATTTTCTACTATCTTAGTTTCTTTACCCAACTGCTCTTCTAAAGTGTCAATTAAGTTCTGACTTAGCTCTAATTGTGTACCAGTTAGTCCAACTTGATCAATTTGCTTTTGAGCAATAATGTTTGCTAATTCAACCCTTTTTTGACTTGCGATTAAAGCATCCTCATCAAACTCTGTTGTAAGAGAAAGCCTTTTGTTTCTTAGTTGGTCAGCTTTTTTGGACAGGCCGTCTAGAGCCTCTTCATAAGTCTTAAGTCCATCTGCTGCATCTTTTGCATCCTTGGCACTTCTAGTAAAAGCAGCACCTATGGCAGTAACTAAAGGAATAGCTATACCTAAACCTGCTGATAAAGCTACAGCAGCACCCGCTGTTAAACCTAATGGACTAGCTATAAGAGGTAGAACACCTACAAGCTGAGAAGCCTGTTGACCAAAGGCGACAAATGCGTTTGTTCCAGATTGAACCTGAACAATAAAGTCAGAAACTTGATAGCCAGCTTGTTGAGTAACGACACCAAATTGGTTACTACCTTTTGTAGCTGCCATTTGAGCTTGAACATTGCCCTTGATAGCTACTGTAGCCAAAGTAATGTCTTTTGCAGCTTGTCTCTGAGCATCTGAAAATTTTCTTACAGACGCAGTGGCTTTTTGACTTGATACACCGAGGGCTTCATACTGCCTTTTAGCTGAAAGTAATATCTTATTGTAACGATCTTGAGAAATTCGATTTTGCTCTACAGCTTTAGCTGCATTAGTCAACTGACGTTCAAGACGCTCGACAGTAGTTAAAGACTCTTTGAGTCCCTTCTGTCTAACTACTACATCTAATTCAATAAGGTCAGCCATTCTCTTCGCCTATAGTTTTGATCCACAAGTTATCAAGGGACTTTATAGTTTCTATTTCCCACGGTGAAAGTGTGATACTCGTAAGGTCACACCAAGCCTTAATTATGTCGTAGGATATAGGATTTGGCCCTGACATTCCATAAGTTCTACCTTCGTGTAGTTCTAGGAATGACGACCAGATATGTGCAGCAATATCAGGGAAGAGTGCATCAGAGTTAAACTGTTCTACCTCTTCTAGTCTCTTCCCCATTTGTTTTGCTGCTTGGGCTAGGTGGTCAGCTTCGGTTGATTTACCTTTAACTTTCCTACCCATCCTAAAAGAGTGTTCAGCAAACTCTTCTAGCTCTGCCCTTACTTGTCCAAAAAAGCCTGTGCATCACCTAAAGCTGCATCTACTTGTTCACGTACCCAAGGTAACTGTTCAAATAGTTCACGCACTTTAGCTTCTTTGCACTCAGGCTGTTCACCACCTACTGTGATGTTCCAAGACTCTACACACTTAACCAACAGGTCTAATGCTGATGCTTCAATCTCTTCTGCAGTAAGGTTTAGCTTACCACCAGTACGTTGAGCTTTCATCAATCGACGGTTCTGTTGTGCGTGAGAAATGGCCTTATATTTCTTTGAGTATGGGCCACAAATTGTAATTGTCATCTCTGAGCCATCTTCGTTAGTCAGTAGTTCAGAGTTTACTGGGTTATACAAAGTAACGTCTGTGGTTTCTTTGGTAGTACCAATGTTCATCAAGTCCATAATCGGGTCTCCTTTGTGATGATTCGGGTTTGTCGGGATGGTTATTGTTGGGGGAACACCAGACCCGACACCGATGCTCCCCCACCTCTAGCTAGAGGATTACGATGTACGTGTCAATTTGATGTTTGTGTCTTCTGTTGCGTCATATAGACCAACGAAAGGCATTGTGATCAAGCGTGACTGTGGGTTCTGTACTGGAACAGATGCACCGTTGTACTTAACTCGTGGGAACAAGAATGTGTAACTGTTAGCACCTGTAGGATCGTCCACAGATACTTCGATTGTGCTTTCAGTCTCGTTCAAGAATTTGTTGATCAATGTTGCGTCTTCATAGTAGACAGTCATTGTACCTTCAACAACCGCACGACCATACTCTAGTGACTGAGCAGCATCAGAACCAACAACGAATGTAGGTGCTAATGAGTTCTGGATTGAGAAGTCAATCGAAGTCACGATAGAAATAGATGATCCACCATCAGAAATAGTACCTGAGTAGCTGTCGAATGGTTGGTTAGATGAGGCAGCAGTTGGTGTACCACCTGTAGAAGCTGTTGTTGCAGCTTGTGTCATGTCTTTACCGACCATATCAAATGTTGTTGAAACCATTTGGTTAGGTGCGATAGAAACTGACATACCAGATACAGCCATACCAGTAAATGTACGGAACTGTGAGATGTCTTCAGCAGCGTCTTCGATTGTGAAGTACTTTGGTGTTGTACCAACTTTAACAACGTCTGTTGAGAAAGAGCTAAAGAAAGCACTTTCGATAAACTCGTCAAAGTCTGCTTTACGAAGGTCTACTTCTACTGAACCGCCAGCTTGCTTGTTACCATGACGGTCAACACGAGTCATACGGTCTGATTGAATTTCGTTACCTTCAACACGGTCTTTTGATAGGTCAATAGAGTGTGTATTGAATGGCAACTTAGCGAATGTTGGTGACGCTGGTGTTGTTCCAAATGCTGTCTCAGCAATGTAAGCGAGACTGGAACGGCTACCCTGTGCAAAAGCCATAGTTATTCTCCTTCAGAGATTTCTTGAATAGTTGTTGATTTAGCCTTTGGAGATTCTACCAAATGTTCAGGCAGTCCTTTGGCAATTTTAGCAGGGATTTTATCTCCCTCTTTGTATGATTTACCTTGACAGGCAAAGTTTTGTTTTGCTGTATACATAAGCAATTCCTTTATTGAGCGAAGATATACCAACCGATATTCACTGTTGCGTAATACCACGGTGTATCTACAAACCCACTATCTCGTTCTGCATAGTCTACAGAAACTATGATTTCATCTCCACCTGCTGGTGTAAAAGAGATGTCTGTTGTAGCATCAAAGGCATCCATTACCTTGTTAGCTAGGTCATCAGCAGCAGCAGGGCCGTTACCTTCTGGTGTATAACAGAATACACGGAAAACACCATCGTACCGTTGCTGTGGATTTGAGCCTCGTACAGCAGGTCTTCGGGAGACTGGCACAAAGGCTACCTTAAGAAAGCTAGACCCTGTTGTAGGGTCAAAAGAGACATTCTCATAGGCAATATCGGGTAGGTCGGCTGTAGTGGAAAGATGGCTTTCTAGAGCAGCACGAATATTATTGTAAATGCTCATCCAAACTTTCTCCTAATTCTTGCGAATACGTGATAACCACTTGAACGCCAGTTAGCACCATCCTCTACATCTCTTGCATGTGGTGAATTATTACGAAGAGTAACCCTCATGTTGCCACTAGCAAGTCTGTCTGCAATATTTAACTTGGCTATATCACCCATAAGTAAATCAAAACCTTCACCCTGTTTAACTTGTGGGTTTTGGTTTTTGGGTCTATTTTCTGAGCTTTTTCCTCTTGGGCGACCAGCACCAGTTGCTATAGAGAAAGAGGTTACATATGCACCAGTATCAACAGGAGAAATACGAGTAGTATAGTCAGCCATATCTACAAGTCTTTCTTTGACTTGTTCTTCAGCCATCTCATTTAATCGGCCTTTAAGTCTGTCGAAAGTGTCTTGTACCTTAGCCATTATTCTGAGACCTCACAGATATAACAAATCTTAACACCATTAGAGAAGATTGTATTTACCCTAACGACAGAAACTGTATCACCTTGGCCTATGATTTGGTCTTCATCATCTGGTTCTACTGCCAAACCCAGCGCAGGAATTACACAACGGCGAGAACCTCGTCTGATTTCATCACCGATAGGTAGTCCAGTGGAAAAATTAAAGAAGTAACCTTCCACTACATAATCTGTTGTTGCTGAACCTGAGACTGAACCTGTAGCAGGATCATAAGTTCCTGCAGTTGTCTTTTTTCGTAGTGTTAGCTCTTGTCCATGATCCTGAACCAACTTAAGGAGATCGTAAGCTCTGAAAGTAGCCATTGTAATTCTCCTTAATCGTAATCTGAGCCGTACTCATCACCACTGTAGCTAGGTGGGTTACGGAAGCGGTCTCGACGGAATGAAGGTGTAACACGATCTGTGTTGGCACGTACCGTATCAATCGTAGCTTTACTGATGCCACCTGCTTTGATACCTACTACAGCACCAGCTTTCTTGCCTTGATACTCTAGGTTCTCTGCTAGGTTTGCATACTGCTTGGCTAAGTCTGTGTAGTCTGCACTTAATGCACCATCTAGGCTTGTATTTACTTGTCGTGAATACTTAGCAGCGACAACTCTTGCACACCATGCAGCAGCAAAGTATACGTTATCATTAGTTTGGGCTAGACCGAAAGTAATCTCTGCACTTGTTGATCATTTGTATCTGTGTCTCCAAGAAGCAGACGTACAGAATTTAAACGACCAGATGCAGTCGTAGTTCCAAGATCAGTTTCGTCGTAGCTCCAAGCCATGATTAGTTCTCCAAGTGTCCGTAAGTTCTACGCCAACTACGAATAAGCCCACGTTGTTTATCAGCAATCTTGGACTTCTTACATTTTTTCTTATCAAAGTCTGCTTGTGATTGGGACTTAGTTTTAACTTTAGCATTGATTGCGTCTACAACATCATGTAGTCCTGCAACATCTAGTTCTTCTAGTCCATCACCGACTTTTGTCTTTACTTCCATCTCAGAGTTGTGGTGCAACCAACCTTTGTTATAGAGTATCTCTACACGAATTTCGTCTACACCTAACTCTTTCCACTTGAACTCATCACCTGCTTCAAAGTGTCTCTTATGTCCATCAAAGGGAATACGGACAAACACAGGACGGTCAAACTGGAAGGGCATTGGTCTTCGGGCCATATCATCTTCCTCGTTGTTTATAGTCGGGTTTGATGGGGACTTACGCCCCCACCAGAGTTTTATCTTACGCAACAACTGTGTCAAAGAAGTAACCCAAGTCTGCGCCAGTGACTTTCATGTCGTATGACATTTTAACTTGGATGTGTTCTGCAACTTGTTGACGCTTAAGTGCATCGTCAGAGAATGACTCTACAGTTACGCCCAAGTTGTTGACACCTGATAGGTTGTTCCATGCAAATGTTGCACCAGCCATTGGTGTCATTAGTCCACCTGCCGCTGGGCCGTGTACCAATAGAGCATGTTTACCACCGATGAACGCATTGCTTTCTGCAACACCTTCTACAGATGTGTTTTTCACTGCTTCCATGACGTAGAAGTTTTCTACTTCAAAGATTTCAGCCAACTTAGCGTTGGTGATCAATGCAGTGTTTGATACAGTTGCACCACCGTTCAAACGTGCTAGGATGTCTGGGTGGTTGATCAAGATGTCACGCACCTCTTTACCGACAACCATTGTGTTTGGCTTGAAGCCGCCAGACTTAAGCTGCATAGTACGACGAGCAGTTGTTACGTCTGCGATTGGTGTACCATTTGTGTAGTCTGACCACAAGTTTGATGGTGTTGATTCTGAACCCCAGATTGAAGCTGCGAAGAAGTTT